CCTGTACTTAAACATTGGACAAGACCAGCCTGATTTAATTGTAGGCACAGATTTAGTTTATTTTAAAGGAGATGATAATGGAATATAGCCAAGAGAATTTTGTAGCGAAGTTTGAAAAGCCAAGTAAAGGAAATGCAAAGAAAAAACTTTCAGACTTGCCAACTGAAACAAGGCCACCGATTAATGAGCAGATTAAATTAGTTGGCATATCAAAAGCTATGAGTGATATTCGAGATACTATAGCGTGCCCTCATTTATCACTGGGTGCAAAGTTGAATAAGATTGAAGGTATAGCTAACAAATTTTAGGCGAAAAAAAAGCCCGATGTATCAAGTCGGGCTAAGGTCTTTATCAATGAGTGAGCAATGATTTGCTTGCTGTATCAATTAACAATTAATTAAGCAAGGTGAGTGTAATGGAAACTAATCTAAACGGTGGGTTAACAGTATCAGAAGTGGCGAGTAATATACTGGATTTACGTCACGCTGATTACGTCTATGAGTGCGGGATTACTAATGACGGCAAGACTCCTGAAGAAGCTAAGAAAGAATTAAACGAACGAAAGTATAAAGCGCGAAGAACAATCGAAGAGCATAATATTGCAAAGTCTCTTTTAGATGAATTCGACACGCTTGGAAACGGTGTCAATATGCACGAATCACCGAAAACCAAAGGCAGAAACACGACCGGCAAAGGTGGATTTCATAAGCCTGGTAATGGCATTTGCTTAGATTTGCCGGGGGTTATCGTATGATTATTATGTTGTCACTAATTATGATTGCTATTTGCGTGATAATACTTAGGCAGTCTAACTCAGTTGAGTCTTTGCTGTTGATATTGACAGCGTTAAATCTAACTGATGTTTTAATTAGAATATCTAATTAGTTGCGGTAATTGGTAGGGTTTAGTATAATTAATTGGTAGGTAATTGGTTTTATTTATTGCTTACAGCGGTGTGGAAGTCGCTTGTTAAGGTTAAAGTAATTCGGGTTTATGTGTTTCGGTCTTTAGTATTCGTGGGTAAAACTTCCACTTATGCTTTAACCTCCCTGAGTTACTAAGGGTCGAATCATATAAGCCCTTTTTTGTGTCTGCTGATAGCAAAGGTTCAAATCCTTTAAAGCTGGCTTAGTGTTATCACTTGCGGTTCAAGTCCGATTCTGGTTACATTCAGCAGGCACAACCCTTTCAATATTCCACATACAGAATTAACAATTCGACATCAGTAGTTAAATCAGATCGGCTGATCCGCAAAGAACGATAAGAGGGAGCGACTTTATAACGGCTCATTAATCACGGCAATGCTTAACCTTGTATCCGTGTCATCGTTTGGGAATTAGAGAGTACCATTTTAACTGGTTTAAGTACCAAGAAATGGGAAAGGGTTGAGTTATGTCTAAAGTAAAATTATCTGAACTAGAAAGCCTTATTGTTAAGCTTCAAAAAATAAAGCTGAACAGTAAAATAAAAGATAAGCACAGAGCATTTGCATCCTCATTGCTATCTGATTACATGAAGTACAAATCTCTAACGGTAAATCAAAAGTGTGCAGCTTTTAATCTCATAAAGTATGCAAAACCAGTGAGAGTTAGAAAGCCGATTGTTAAAAAAGAGTCCTATTACCTTTACGCCATGACCGCTGGAGGTAAGGTTAAAATAGGGTATACATCAAACGTTAAATCCAGAAGAATCCAGATTCAAACCTCAAACCCCGATAATGTTATTGTTGAGTGGTCAATGAAGTGCGCAACAACAAAGCGTGGAGCTAAGATTCAGGAAAGAAAGCTGCATCGCCTTTGTGGTGACTTCAGGGTTGGTGGGGAGTGGTTTGAGTATGAAAGCTTGGATCTAGTTAAAAACTTTAAAGTAAAAAATATAGTTTAACCTAAATTCACCAAAGTCATAATAAGAAGGTATAAAATGAGTTATACATGCCATAAATGTAAAGCCGTACATGAATACGATGAGATAAACGGGATTGAGCCAAATGTGTATGAATACCGTGGCGCTTACGCTTGTGAAGAATGCTTTGACGACGTGATTAAAATGCGAGACAGAGAGCGCAATGAGGTTATGAATATTGAGCATAATAAGACGAAGGTATTTAAAGGGCTTGATATGACAGATAGCGTGATCGGAAAGGCTAACAACAAGCTTCTAAAGCGACACAAGGAGATTGCAAGCAAGGAATCAAATCAGCTTAAGCGTTATGAAAATAAAAAATAAGAAGGGTAACAGAATGAATAGCATAAATTTATGTAATTGTGATACTTGCGCTCCATATGCACCTCAAGGTATATGTGCACCAATGATGCCAATTGGCTGGTGTGTTAAGTGTGGAAAGCCTGAAAATCAAGAGCAGTTAGACAAACTTAACAGTGAAGTTCAAAAAGAAATAAGAGTACATCAAGTGCTTAATGATTTGTGACCAACATCACAGCAACACTAAAGAATAAAAGCTAATATGAAGTTAACTAAAGCGCTAGTGATACTAATGATTAACGTTTCACTAGCGATTATAATAGTGATTGTATCTGTTGAATTTATAAAGTTAGGAGTGAGTTATGGAAGTATCTAAAGAAAGAATGATTGAGTTAGTTAAGAATGAGCCAGAGGGTGCTACTAACTGGATGTTTAGTGACTCCTGTGACATTGAAGGTTATATGAAAGATGCTGATGCTTTTTATTCATCAGGGAAGTGGTGGGTGTACATCGATTATAGTGGTGATGATACCATCAAACTAGACTACTCAGTATTAGAATATAAACAAGTGTCTTGGGATGAATATGATAAAGGAATGAGAGAGGCAATGAAGAAGATTGCTTTGATTGTTGGTAAAAAGTTCGCTGTTGATGTTAGTTATCAAGATTTACCGGATCATGTTTCTGAATATGTCAAAGGGCTGTTTGAGAGAATTGCAAAGCTAACTCCTACTGATGATAAACCAGTATACACAAAAGAAATGCAAGAGGCTGGTGAGTTGCCGCCTGTTGGGGCTCCTTTTATGTACCTTGCTGATGAGGGAATAAAAAAAGAAGATGGTGGATTTACTTCTGGATATTGGGATGAATCAGTTGTTATAGCCTATAGCGATGGAGGTCTATTCTGGGTTAGAGGTCACGGAATGCAAGAGGTTCAGACGCACAGAATACAAGAGGTTCAGGCGCACAGAATAAAGCCTATAGACCACCGCACAGACCAAGAAAAGCCGATTGATGAAGCTGCTTATGATTTGTATTGCCATTTCACTAACTCTAACGCAGTGGATGCAACATGTATGAGCTCTTACGAGTTTAATATGAGCCCGGCATCAAGCAAATGGATAGCCATCGTAGAAAAAACTAACTACCGCAAAGGTGAATCAAATGCTTAAACTACCAAAATACATAGCACTAACAGCAATTAGCGGTGCATTAGTTGTTGCATCAATTTTAATTTATAACGCGCATGAAGCGTTTGTTGTGGGGAAAGAGTGATGAGATTTAAAAGCAGGAGCTCTAGCAACGCGGCAAAGAAAATTAAAACAAAAGATTTTGGAGTTGTGACTTACGTAGAGCTCGCGACGGTTTTGAATGTTGGGATTAATAATTTAAGAGATCGGATTAGCAAGTTTGGTCTTGAAAACGCTATTGATTACTACAAGGAAAATGGTCAGAGGTATAAAAAGAAGGCTGTTTACAAGGGGTTTGTAGTCTTTTATCAAGATATGGAGCGACTAACTGGATTACCAAGGTGCAAGCTAGAAAAAATAATAGCTGAAAATGAAAACCTAGATATTACAAATATTATTAATGGTGAGATTGATAAATGCAAAAGCAGAACTAGCGCCGCCGGAATTAAAGCTGAACAAAAGAGACTATCAAGAATGGGTGATGGTTCAACTGGTAGTCATTTACTTAAATGCACTAAAGCGGCTAATTCACCGAAATAATACGGTAAAAGACGGTGTCCTAGCTATGAGTGGTAATCCGAGCCTTAGGGAAGCGAAAGCAATTAGGTTTACATTGACCTGAATTGACGTAGATACATCGCAATAACCATAGCATCACAAGCATTGTCCTCCTCGATGTGATTGTGACTGTAGCGAGTAACGTAGGCATTCCACTGCCGTGATAAGTAGGACGCGCTCGCGTGATATGGATGTTATTTATTTGCTTGTTAATTAATGCTAAAATGAGATTAACAAAACAAAGGTGACAGCTATGGGTAATATCTTAACAGGTTTATTGATAATATTTTTCGGCATAGCTGGAATTTTTGTCGTATTCATCTCAAGGAAAAGGGTTGTCAATAAAGATCCTTGCTTTGATGATTTAGCCAACAAAGTTAACAGTAAAAAACTAGAAGAGGCTGAAGCATATAATGATCATAGATAATGTATTTGAGCTAGTTGTAATTGGTCTAGCGCTAACTTATTCAAGGGCGTCTAGGCTTTCAGTTATGGTTATCACAAACATTCTTGCCTACTCGATTGTTCAACTTTACCTTGAAAATAAGTTTGATGTGTACGCTTCACCAGGTTATGAAATTTACTATATGGCTGGTGGAGTTTACTTTTTAATAATGGGAGCGCTGTTTGCAGCGATGAGAGATAAGTATTACTCAGTCATTGCATTGGTGCTATTTGTTCAAGCTATCGCGTCGGGTAGTATGATTATAAATGATTCTTTACATACTTGGCACGAAGCTATTAATGATAAGGCGTTATTTATAGAATGTATTATCGTATGGATATCAACCATAGGCAGACCAAGCAATGGGGAATCTCAATGACAGATACAACGTCATATAGCTTCATCCTTTTTGGTGCGACAATATCATTTACCTCTAGCGGAGTGGTAAGCGGAATAGGTTTGCTGATTGGTATAGCCGGTATAATTATCGGGCTGCAGCGAAATGGTGAAATGCGTAGAGCCAGGTTAGAGTCTAAACGTGCAAATGATTTAAAGGAGCGGGAACTAGATGCCAAAGCAAAAGACAGTGAAACGTCGTAAGCCTGAATACTCTTATGGCGATAAAAGCAATAAAGATAAAAAACCGATGACAATGGATCAAGCTATTGTAGCAATGAAGAAGTCATACTAATTTAAACACCCTCGAATGAGGACATATTATGTCTGAAGCAAAAAAGAAAGTTGGACGACCAAGCGATTACAGACCTGAGTATTGCGACACGGTAATAGAGCTAATGAAAGACGGAGCAAGCAAGGCTGAAGTATGTCTTGAGTTAAATTGCTCTTTCCACACATTTATATTATGGCAAGAACAAAACGAAGAATTTCTTCAAGCCGTAAAAAGAGGTTTACACTTATCTAAGGGTAAGTGGGAGCAAATCGGACGAAAGGCTGCGTTTGGAACGGTTGAAGGGTTTAATGCAACAGCTTGGATTTTTAATATGAAAAATCGGTTTGGTCGCATGGATGACTTTGGGGAAAAATGGTCAGACAAGCAAGAGTTAGAGCATTCAGGTAGCATAAGTTCAGCTGATGACTGGGCTGAGTAAGTATGGCCATCCCTCAATTCGCCATAGAAGCAAAAAACAACTTTCCACTATTCTCCAAGAACTGCCTTTTTATCCGAACTAAAGAGGCTGGAGTAAAGCCTTTCATTCTAAATAAGGCTCAACTCTACATACATCAAAAGCTAGAAGAGCAGCGCGCAAAGACTGGTAAGATCAGAGCTATCTTGTTAAAGGGTAGGCAGCAAGGGGCTAGCACTTATGTAGAAGGTAGATTCATTTGGCGCACTACAATGTCGAAAGGTGTGCGGGCTTTTATCCTTACTCACGACGCTGAATCAACAAACGCCTTATTTGAAATGACTGTTAGGTATTACGACAACTTGCCAACCAAGACAGTGGACGGTCAAACTCACAATTTTAAACCATCAATAGAAAAGTCTAACGCTAAAGAACTTAGATTCCTAAATCTTGATAGCGGTTATAAAATCGGTACAGCTGGCAACAAAGGTGTTGGTCGAGGCACTACACTTCAATACTTTCACGGCTCAGAGGTTGCTTTCTGGCCTCATGCAGCGGAACATACTAAAGGTATTCTGCAAGCAGTTCCAGATGCTAAAGATACCGAGGTAATATTAGAGTCAACGGCTAACGGACTTGGTAATTACTACCACCAGCAGTGGAAAGAGGCGGAGGCTGGTCAGTCAGAGTATCAAGCTATTTTCGTTCCGTGGTTCTGGCAAGATGAATACAGTAAACATATTCCAGAAACGCTAGAGTTTATCAGAACGTCAGAAGAAATAGACCTTGTTGAAAAGTACGAAGTAACTGATGAGCAGTTGTATTGGCGTAGGCTGAAGATTAAAGAGCTGTCAGCCGATGGTATGAGTGGTGAGAAAGCATTTAAACAAGAATACCCAATGAATAGCGCTGAAGCGTTTCAATCATCTGGTGAAGATGGGCTTATTACTGCTGATGTAGTGCAAAAAGCAAGACATAACAACGTTAAAGCCAGTGGTGCATTTATTGTTGGTGTCGATCCTTCGCGTGGTGGTGATAGATTCTCATGGACCAAGCGAGCAGGGCGAAGAATGTGGGGCACAGGTTCGCGCAAGTTTAACGACTACAAGCTTGGTGATGGTGTTGCGCTATGTAAAAATATACTTGACACTATAGACCCCGAGATTGGGAAGCGTCCTGACGCTATGTTTGTAGATGCGGGTTATGGAGCTGATATTGTAGATAGACTTCATGAGCTTGGTTATTTCAATGTTAGAGCGATATATTTTGGATCAACACCGTTTAACCCGGTTAGGTATTTAAATAAGCGCGCCGAGATGTGGGGCGATATGAATCTATGGCTAAGAGATGAAAACATGCCGGTACAAGTTCCGGACACCGATTCTTTGCAGGCTGATTTAATTGCTAGTCCGTACAAGTTAGATTCAAAGGAAAGAATTCAACTTCAACCCAAAGATAAAATCAAAGAGCTATACGGTTACTCACCTGATGAAGGGGATTCAGCCGCGCTTACCTTTGCAGAGCAGGTGGCGCAAGTGTCAAATCAAACGTATAATAGCAATTATGCAAACACAGACTATGACGTATTGGGGTAAATATGAGCGGCGCAATTGATTCAGTTTCAAAGGTAGTAAAGAAAGTAGTAGATCCATTTAACATCATTGAAGATACAACTGGTGTAGATATTGGCGATCCAATGGGAATGATATTTGGTCAGCCTATCCAGCAAGTGGGCGATGAAGGAATGAGCGCATCAGAACAGGCTCAAATGGATTCCAAGAATGCCGCGAGAGAATCCAAGAAGAAGAAGAAATCAGGCACCGATACGGTTTTAACTTCCCCTCTTGGTGCTACCGAAACAGCAGCCACAGCAGTAACTAAACTAGGCGGTATGTAATATGGATTATAAACAATTGTCAGCAGGTCTGACAAAGTACCGTGGCAATTGGGAAATCTTTTGGCAGGACGTAGCAGAGCGATGCTTTACAGATCAAGCAGACTTCAACGTTAAAAACACGAAAGGGCAGAATCGCACGCAGCGTGTTTATGACGCCACCGCGACAATGGCTGTTAACCGTTCCGCTTCTGCTATCGTAGGTTTAATAACCCCGAAATCTGAGCGCTGGCACACGCTTACTACCGATAATGACATGCTCAACAAGTCCCAAAATGTTAAGCGTTACTTTGATGATGTAACAAGAGTGTTATTTGCTAACCGTTACGCGGCTAAAGCTGGCTTTGAAACCGCTAACTATCAAGCGGTTCGCTCTTTGATGGGGTTTGGTACAGGTCAAATAGCTATTAATGAAATGGCAAATGGTAACGGCATCATTTATCAGCCTTTATTCCTTGGCGACATGTATTACGGCGTTAATAATTTTGGTGTGTTAGATACGGCTATGCGTGACTTTACCTACACCAAAAGACAAGCTATTCAACAATGGGGTGAAGACGCTTTACCGCGCAAGATACGAGAAGATAAGAACCCTAATACTGAATACAAGTTTTGCCACATCGTTCACCCTAATGATGATTACAATGAATTTTCAATTCGCGCTGATGAGCGCCAATATTCATTTGTGTATCTATTTAAAGAAGATATGGACAAGCCGATTCAACAAGGCGGGTATTACACATTTCCTTATGCTGTGTGCCGTGAAATGACGTCACCCAATGAAATCTATGGTCGAAGCCCTGCTATGCAGATGCTGCCAGAAATCAAAGGTCTTAACGAGATGCGCAAGACCAATTTGAAAGCAGCTCACTTAACTGTAACACCTCCACTTCTTGCGCCTTCCGATGGAATGGGCGTCGGTGTTCTTGGTGCTGGACCAATGGCTATCAACTTCAAGCCGGGTGGCGTAACTAAGGGCGGCGTTAACGCGCAAGGTCAGCCGCTTATCCATCCCATGAACACAGGAAGCCGCCCAGACTTAGGTCAGCAAATGATTGAAGAGTCACGCCGTACTATCAATGATTCATTCTACCTAAACCTATTTCAAATCCTTGTAGAAACTCCAACCATGACAGCTACCGAAGTTTTAGCTAGAACACAGGAAAAGGGTATATTGCTAGCCCCAACAGCAGCAAGGCTTGAGCAAGAATATTTAGGTCCAATGATTGAACGTGAGCTTGATTTATTGTCGCGTCAAAATAAATTGCCTGAGCTACCTGGTGAGTTAATGGAAGCTGGTGGTGAGTACACCATTAAGTACGAGTCTCCACTAACAAGGGCGCAGCGTTCAAGTCAATTAATGGGTATTCAGGAAACCGTTAACATGGCCATGTCAGCAGCAAGTGTTGATCCAACCGTGTTAGACAGGTTAAACCTAGATGAGGCACTTAAACTGGCGGCTGAAATCAACAATACACCTGCCGCAATCATCCGTTCTGATGATGAAACTGACGCGCTAAGAGCTAGCAAGCAGCAACAGCAGCAACAAGCGGCATTGATTGAACAAGCACCAGCAATGGCTGGAGCGGCAAGAGATTTAGCAGAAGCACAAGCGGCAGGTTTGTAACTGTGTAAATCAGTGTTACAATAACCACAAGCGTATGAGGGTGCGCTTAGTTACCGCGCGGTGACAACATCCTCAAAATTCCCTCACAATTTCATAGCCCTCAGTCGATTTATTAACGAGGGCTTTTTCATGGCTACAGAAAATGGCGTAGGCTACATGCCTGTTGCAGACATTGATCAACCTTTGCCGGAAGGTGAAAGGAATTACATTAGAGTTAAAATCCTCAACGGTCAGGGTGCAGCTTCTCATGCTGGCTGGGCTAACTACATTAACGGTGATTTAACACCTATTAATGTACCGGCAGGAGTGGAAACAAAGCTAACCCTTGACGCATCAAGCGGGACAATTGTCGAAGAATTTCTTCCGACTGGCGTTACCAGTCTGTGGGATTCTGTTAACGGTCAGTTTGACTTTAGCAGCCTATCCATTGGCGACATGGTGGACATCCGTGTTGATGGCTCGCTTACAAATACAGGTATCAATGAATCATTCCAACTAAACCTTGTTAGTGCTGTTGGCTCACCTTCTGAGTTTACACTGCCGTTTGCGAGTGGTGCCAGGTTTATTCCAGGTACTTCCGTTTTATCCAGATACAACGGGATATACATAGGCTTCCAAGATATGATCGACTTTCCGTCAGAGCTTCGCGTTATATCGAGCGATGCATCGAGCGGGTTTCTTGTGGATGTGTACATCAAGGTTGTTAGGGTGTGATCAAATAAGTTATAATATCTATACGTTGTGACAGGCGTACAAGATAGAGTTTAAATAAGGCTATTTCTTCCTTCCCATCTATCGGGCTGTCACAAGGAGGGAGTAGTCTTTTTTATTGGGATGAATATGCGGCAAATTGAAAACCTAGACTTTCGAATGTGGTTCACTAGAATTAATGGTGCGTACAAGCGATTACTTGGTGCTGAATCCGTAGATAGTAAGCTTATATTGCGTGATATAGTCGGATTCTCCAAGCTTGGACTGTATGAGCCTAACGCTAAATACTCACCTGAAGTATTAGCTGAACTGCGAGGTCGTCAACAGATGGCTCTTCATATGCTTCGGCACTTAGATATTGACGCAGTAAAACAACTTGAGCTTCAAAACGAAGCGCTAACACAAGGCGCAAGCCTTAATAATGAGGAATAAACATGATCGCGTTGATTCTTTATTTTATTATAGGCCTGTCATGGGCTGCAATTGCGAATGATATCCACCCAACCAATCGTGTTGAGTGGGTAACGCATCTTGTCGTATGGCCAGTCGCTATGATTGGCACTGCGTTTATAGTAACTTTACTACCTAAAACGAAGGAAAATAAACATGGATAACGCCCCTGAAAGCGCAGTAAGCGACAACGGTTTAACCGCTGGATTCTCTCCAGAGCCAACCGCCGCCCCTGCTGTTGAACAAGGTCAAGCGCCAGCAGTGGCTGATTCTTGGCATAGCAATTACAGCGAAGACTTTAACAGCCTGCTTGAAAAGAAAGGTTTATCAGGACTATCTCAACAAGAGGCTACTGAGTCATTAGCCAAGTCTTACACAAACCTAGAGTCAATGCGTAATGTTCCTGATGACAATCTATTTAACGTGTCAAACGACATGTCAGATGAATCGCGCGATAAGCTTTACAGCGCATTAGGCCGTCCAGACGAAGCTGGTAAATATTCATACGAAGCACAGGAAACAGATAACGCAGATCTTATTGAAACATTCAAGTCTGCATCTCATGAGCTTGGACTTACTGATAAGCAGGTTTCAAATTTAATTCCGAAGCTCAATGAAAAGATCGTCGAAATCGCAGAAGGTCACAATGCAGAAATGCAGACTAAGAATAACGACGGGCTGAAAGAGCTTCAGAAAGAATGGGGCGGAGCATGGGAGCAGAATAAAAACTTAGCCACCCGCGCTGCTGAATACTTTGGCATTGATGAAAGCATGCAGTCAGCAATTGTAGCAAGTGGTAACAGCGCTGGATTCCTTAAGGCGTTAAACCAAATGGGTGGCTTAATGGCTGAAGGCGCAATGGCTGGAATGTCACCTCAATCTGGCAGCGCAGCAATGGGTGTGATGACACCTGAAGCAGCGCAGCAGGAGATCAACGCTAAGATGGCTGACTCTGACTTTAAAGCTCGCTACTTATCGCAAGATTACAACACACGAATTGCGGCAGCTAAAGAGCTTGAACCATTCCGCAAAGCCGCAGTTGGCAACCGTTAGACAATAGTGTTAAAATACACTTAGCGCACAAGAGACAAGCACCTTTCGGGGTAGAGATACCCCACTTTAAGCCCTCTATAAGATTGCGCATATAGTCCCTCAAGTGAGATAAGACTAAAAAACTTAACTTTAATCACAATCTTATAGGTGAATATTATGGCTTTTACAGCATTAGAGCATCACGTTGTTGAGTTTTCTAGCAACGTAGAATTACTATCACAGCAACAAAAATCAAAACTAGAACCAGTAGTAGACGTTCGCGGCTTCTATGGTGAGAAAGCGGAAGCTATCAAGCAGTATGGCGAAACTGAATTTGATGATTTATCAGATCCAACTTCAGACACTACGTTTGATACTATCGGCAAGGACTCTCGCTGGGTTTTCCCTTCTGATAAGAAAAACGCATTGCCGACCACTCGTGAAGATTGGCTTCGTATGATTTCAGACCCAATGTCTCCACTTGTAAATGGTCAAGCGGCCGCATTAGGTCGATTGAAAGATGCGTACATTCTTGGGGCTCTTGGTGGCACGGCTCAAACTGGTAAGTACGACGCATTAACTCCAACGCCTTTGCCAGCAGGTCAGAAGATTTCTTCGGCAGCCTTTACGCTTGGCTTGATTAAAGATGCGATCCAAAAGCTTGAAGATGAAGATACCGATGACGGCTCTGGCATTGTCGTTGTTATCCCTGCTAAATTCGCGCGTGTATTGCAAGACGATCCAGAGTTCACGAGTTCCGACTACAACACATCTCAAGTGTTCGTTGGCGGCAATATGTACATGGAGAAAATGCAAGGCTTCCTTGGTGCGACATGGGTGACTATGTCTAACAAGTTCCTTTCATCTGCTTTAGTGCAAGCTCAAAACGCTGGTGTTGAAGATAAGGTTTATGTTTACCGTCGCTCTGCAATCTGCTTAGGCATGTGGAACAAGGACGGTAAGATGGTTGTATCTAAAGTTGACGAGCGTCCAGATAAAAACTATCTAGTACAGGTTTACTCAAAACTTACTTTGGGTGCAACTCGTAAAGAAGAAGTTAAGGTAGTAGAGATCACAATCACGCCTTAATTAGCTCAGTCAAACAATGGGGTGTAAAAGCCCCATTCACCCCTTCAGACAAAGGTATAAGCATGCCGAAATCTAAGAAAAAAGAAACTATCACTGGCATTAAAATGACCATTCCTCACAACCAGCAAAACATCACAAGTGAACCTGTTGAGTTGGAGAATGATGATATGGTTATTATCATGCCGAAATATCAACCGATGACATTTAAGCGCAAACTATATTGGTTTGCTAATGTAATGTACAGATACTGGAAGTAACCTTATGACTAGTAGCGTAGAGTTATGCAACAAAGCGTTACGACGCTTAGGCGAAGATCCGATTATCGCATTGGACAATAACACAACATGGGGTAGGCGTTGCAGCGCTGCCCTTCCTGAGGTTACTCGCACAGTCCTATCTATGGATGTTTGGCGCTCCTGCACAGTTAGGGTTGAGCTTGCAGCTGAATCAGTTAAACCTATTGGGTATCAATCCGCATATATATTGCCGTCAAACTGCCTTAGACTTGCAGCGCTAAAGATTGGACAGTACCAAGATTGGTCTATCGAGGGGAATAAAATTCTAACCCAAAATGAGATGACGGCGCCACTTGAAATCCTTTACGTTGAAGAAGTTGTTGATACTAACAAGTATACCCCTCCGCTATTTGACGCAATAGCAATGGGCTTGGCTCATGAGTTGTCAGGATATTCAACTGCTACAAACGTAGCAAAGGACGACATTTATTCACTATACGTTCAAACGGTTCAAACGGCTCAGTTGATTAACTCCAAAGAAACACCTGTGTCATTCTTGGCTAGCACTTCATGGGTTGACGTAAGAGCGGCTAACTTGGATAGGGATGTTTACGGGCAAGGGGTGATTTACTAATGAAATCCACGTTGATGAAGTTAAACTTTAACGGGGGCGAGCTAAGCCCCTTTCTTGATGGCAGGATCGACTTCCCGAAATACACTAGCGGAGCAAAGGAGATAACAAACTTTGTGCCTACTGTTTATGGGCCCATGACTAAAAGACCGGGTACGGTATTTGTTGAAGATTTAGGCGAGGAAGCAACGCTATACCCTTTCGAATTTTCAGAGTCACAAGCTTATATATTTGCATTTAAAAATCAAACGGCAGATATCTACACGCTAGACGGAAGGCTTTTAGATGGTGTCACACCTGTAAGTATATTTTCTTTTTACACTATCGAAGAAGCTAAAAACCTAAAGTTTGCTCAGGCTGGCGATTTAGTTTACTTCACCCACCCCACGGCAGGAATGGTTAAGATATCTAGAACAGGGGTTAATACTTTTACCAGTGAAAGATTTGAACCTAAAGACGGGCCATTTCAAGATGAGAACGACGATGCAGACCTAACATTGAGGGTTGAAACTATATCACCAGGTTACGTCAGGGTTATAGCTTCATCGCCAATATTTAACGATCCAGATGATGAAGGAGCTAGCCTGCAAATAGGTTACATCCCAGCAACAGAATTCCCATCATGGCTCCCTGATGATGGGAGCTATGCCGTTGGCGACTATATCCAATATCAAAGTAGAATTTATGAAGTAACTGCTGGATCAGGCGCTACGGGCACATTGACACCATTGCATGATAAAGGCTCAAAGTCAGATGGAAATCTAACCTTGAAATACACCTCCGATGGCTACGGGTATATGAAGATTGACGGGTTCGCAGGAAGCCCAACTGACACGGTTAGCGGGTTTGTTAAAAAGGACTTCCCACCAAACATTGTCGATGGCGACCCCACCGATGAATGGAGCTGGTCGTCATTCGGGGGAAGATTTGGATGGCCAACTGGTATAGTATTCCACCAGCAAAGAATGGTTTTAGGTGGCTCACAAGAGCAGCCGCAAAGTATATGGGGTAGCGATCCAAAAGATATCGAATCATTTCTTGAAGGGACTGAAGATGACAAGGCTTACGAGTTCACAATAGCCGCTAACAGAAAAAACCCTATAGCATGGCTTGCTTCAAACATAGTTTTAAACATTGGTACGCTGGGTGGTGAGTTTACAGCAAGCTCTGTCGGCCCATCTATAACCCCTAGCGATGTAGACATTAGGCAGATTGGAACATATGGTAGCAATGAGTTTACAGCGCCGTTAATTGCTAACGGATTTACCCTATTCAATCAAGCTGGCGGACGAAAGCTTAGAGAGCTTAGGTTTGACGAGAACTCACAAAGAAACTACGCCAGAGACTTAAATAAAGTTGCAGAGCATTTAGCCGATGCCGGAATAGGTCAGATTGCGTATCAAGCGGAACCGTATCAAATAGTATGGGTTATTATTGGCACTGAGCTATTTGCTTTAACTTATGAGCCGGATGAAGATGTATTTGCGTGGAGCCGTCAAGATTGCGGTGAAGTGGTTTCTATCGCCACTATTCCAAACGGTGGGTACGATCGCTTGTGGATGGTTGTTAAACGCTACGGCAAGTACTACATAGAATATTTGTCCGACTTTTTCCGCAGAGAGAATAACCTAGAAGATGCGGTATTTTGTGATTCATCCCTGTCTTACAGTGGTCCAGAAGTTTCCACGCTGACAGGATTAGACCATTTGGAGGGGGTTGAGGTTTCAGTGCTTAACAATGGTTCGGTTGGCAAGCCGCAAATAGTTACGGGGGGCGAGATAACGCTGCAATTCCCCACAACTAAATGCACAGTTGGTCTGCCCATAGAATCAGCTTGGCAATCAATGAGGCTTGAGGGTGGCTCAAATGACGGTGTTGGTCAAGGTAAGTCCAAACGGGTTTCATCTATAATATTCAGGCTAGAAAAGACAGGTGCCGGATTTAGGTACGGACGAGGTGAGCTTGATAAAACTTTCGCTGGCGGCTTGTTTGCAGAGCTTCCAGTTAGAGAGGTTATTGGTGATATGGATTCTCCACCAGCTCTATTGGATGGTGACACGTATAGGCAGCCTATTGATGGCGGAACTGACCAGCAATACATGATAAGGGTAGAGCATTCAAAGCCTGTACCGTGTACAATAATATCCATTATAGCAACAGTGGACACATCGCAATGATAAGAGATTTAGAGGTTGGTGACGTTTCTAAACTTGAGGTTCAGCCAAAGCAGGCGTTCTATAAATCAAATATAGAAGGGCTTGCAAAGTCTAATCAGCTTTACGACGCCTATGCGTACCTTGATAACGGCGAAGTTCAGGCTGTGTTAGGAGTTCAACCTCACTGGCAAGGAAGGGTAGCTGTTTGGGCTCTTCTAGGTAGTATTTCTTCATGGGTAATGTTTCACCGGGAAGTTGAAGAGTTGATTAAGGCATGCATTGATAAGCATGGTATAATTAGGCTTGAGTTAACAACTGAGGTTGGGTTCCATGAGTCTGAGCGTTGGGCTAAAATGCTTGGCTTTAAGCAGGAGTCACTGATGGAGAAGTTTGGTATGGATGGAAAAGATCATAAAATGTGGGTGAAAATATGTCAGCAGCAATGATACCAGTTGCCATGGCGGGTGTTCAGGCCGCTTCATCACTGGCGAATTCTCAAGCTCAAGAGCAGCAGCTTGAAGCTCAAGCTGTCGCCCAAGAGAAGGCGGCTGAAGAAACTATGCTGCAAGGTTACTCTCAATCCGCGCAAGTTAGATCTCAAGCTGACGATATCATAGGTTCTACGGTTTCGGCAGCGGTCGGCTCTGGCGTTCAAACTGACACTGGTAGCGTTCTTGATGTGATCAAAGAAAGCGCGTTTAACATAGAGCTGGACGCATTGACTATTGAGTCTGACGCAAAGAGACAGGCTCAAAACCAAAAGCAGACAGCAGCAAACATCAGAGCCAGTAAACCGACTGGCGTTCAAAAATTATTAGGTGCGTTCGGTTCTGGCGCTTCTGGTTATGCTTCAGGAATGGCGATCAATGGCTAGACTACCTCAGTATACAAGACAAGTATCCACGCGAGCTGTAAACCCCGCTCAACCTGTTGCGAATAACAACACCGCTCAAATGCTTTCTGATGTAGCTAGCGGTATTGGCAGTGTTGCTCAAATACAAAGCCAAATGCAAACACGTGAAGCGCGTGATTATGTAATACAAAGTCAGAATCAAACCTCTGTAGACCTTGAGCAGCAAAAACTAAATCTATCACAAACAACGCAAAGCGGATCTGAATACACGGAAGGCGTAACAAAGTTCATTGAGGCTCAAAAGGCTTCAGCTGTTGAAAAAGCCCCGAATCAAAAAGCGGCTGACGCGACAGGACAGTATTATGACAGTCTGATGGCAAATGAGCTAAAGCAGGCTATCCCAGTATCAGCTAGAATGAACGCTGAGAATACTGCTCGAGTAATAAATGACAGCTTAGAGATTGGATTAAATAAAACATATAGAAACCCAACCTCATATGATGAGAGCTTAGCTAGTGCTAACGCTGTTATTGACTCTTCAGACTTACCTGAAAATAAGAAAGAATCTGCTAAATCTCAGTATCAAGAAAAGCTAATGACCCAGCAGCTGCTTGGCACTCTAAACCTAAACCCAAAGCAAGCCGAGAAAGATATACAATCTGGTCGTTACGATTCGCTTAACCCTGACACATTAAATCAAATATCATCATCAGCAAAGAATCAATCTATAGCTTTGGATAAGCAAAATGAAGTCAATAAGCAGAAGCAAATAAATAAAGAGAAGGCAGAAGTTGCAGCCCAAAATGCGCAGGCAACGTCAAACCTTGAGATTGGCGTTAGTCGTGGAGAAATGGGCTACGTTGAGATTGAAAAGGCTTATGATACTGGCACTATCACGCCAGAAAAAAGAACACAGCTAACCAAGCAAGTTGATAGTCAGGTTGATAGCATGACCGCTGCAAACAATGCAATAGTTGGCGTAAGCGCTGCTATTGATGCTGGGCAACCTTTGGATTACCGCAATAAGCAACATCAGCAATCTGTTGATATTTATTACGCTAACATGCCTGAAGAAACTAGAACTGACGCTAACGCTATTGCTAACCTAGTTAAGTCTACAAAGGTGATACCTAGTCAAGTTGAAACCCAGTTAAACGCAGGTATGAAAGGCAATGCGGATCAGGTTGTTTCATCGTCAGATCTTCTTTCTAGAATGAATGAGATGGCACCTGAAACGGTCGCGCAACTGCCGCAAGATACCAAGGCTGTAGGCTTAACGGTAAGCCGCCTTGTTGCAAGTGGTGTTGATAAAGCCAAGGCTGTAGAGCTAGCGAACAACTCCGTATACAACACACCTAAAGAGCTGAAGGAGGTTCTGAAAACTCAGCTTAGCGAAAAGAATATTGTAAGCAAAAAAACAAAAGGGTTTGGTGATGCGGTTGATAAAATTAGCCCGTCATTCTTCACTCCTAACAGAACACCTTCAATGGACAGAATGGAGGCTTCTTTTAACTTTGCTGTTGATCAGTACTACCTAAAAACACATGATATCGACACGGCTATGAAACTCGCTACAACTGATATAAGTCAAGTATGGGGTTCGACATGGGTTGATGGTAAAGAAAGAATGATGAAGTACCCGCCAGAAAAGATGTACGGCAATGGTAAAGAATCAACGTGGATATATAACCAGCTTAAATCAGAGTTGAGCGAGATAGGTGTAGACGCAAAATCATCACTTCAGGCTGACTATATAACATCTAGAGAAAATAGACCTTCATATATCATAATGACAGAGAAAGACGGTTCGATGATGCCGCTTATGGTGAATGGTGTGATACAGCGATTTACCCCTGACTTCTCGACTACTGAAGAAGCTAAGCGAGCGGCAGAGCAAAAAGAGCAAGCTATGATCAATGCGCAGAAAGCAAATAGCTATGTAAATTACCAAAGTGGGAGCAAACTGTAATGCCTATTAAGCCTCAAGACAGCCAAGCGTTAGGTTATGTTCACAGTTACGCAAGCACAAAAGAAGATGTTGGCGCATTAGATATTTTGTCAGCAGCCTTTGAAACTGAAAACTCAATAGGCTCAATGCTCAGTCGCGGTGTAGATCCAGACTTCGGAGTAAGGAAGGCGCAAACACCAAGTCAGCCTAGCATTAGAATCGACAACAGAAACTTCTCAGACTATGAAGCGCTAGATGATATTTCAGGATATGAAGAACACTCTATGGCGTTTATTGGCTCAAGCCCTGAGCGCGTGGCGTGGCTAAAGAAAAGCATCGATAGGCAACGAGAGGCAAGAGCTGATCTGGAAGATTCTGGTTTTGGTGGTGCGGCCGCTATGTTTGCAGCTGGTGTGCTTGACCCTATTAACTGGATGGGGTTTGGTTCGGGAAAGATGTTATTAAATGGCGGTAAGATGGCAGTGTTTGCTAAAAGCGCTGCGTCTGTTGCTGGCGGCGCAGCGGTTGCCGAATTGGCTTTACACTCATCACAAGAAGAGAGAACCGCGCAAGAATCTTATTTTGCCATTGGTGGTGCTGGTCTACTTGGTGGTGTTATTGGTACAGCTGCAAGCGTGCTAACAAAGGGTGAAGTTGAGTCTATCACCGAACAAATGACTAAAGAGGTTATTGATACACCATCAACAAACCCAAGACACGCGGGTGCGGCAGAAGTTAAGAATACAACAACAGAAGAGGAGTCTCTTGTTTCTGCTGCTGGGCTTGAAAAAACAGTGGGAATAAGTCCGTACGGCAGGGTTATAACAAGTGACTCACTATACGCAAGGCGTACGGTTCAAGATATGGTTGAGAATAACTATTACCTTGAAAAAAATAACGCAGGCAAGCCAACAGGTCAAGCTGTTGAGACTTCAATAAAGCAGTATCACGCATTAACTGGATTAGCTAGCGAAAACCTCGATCAACAATTCCTTAAATACCGACAAGCCAGAGGTACGGGTATAACGTCTCGCGTAGCTTTGCAAGCTAAGGATATGCTTGGAGCTGGTAGCGGTGAAGCAAAGTTAACCTATGGGCAGTTCAAGCATGAAATATCAAAAGCAATGCGAAACGGGGATGAGCATCAAATACCTGAAGTTGCGGAAGCGGCTAGGCAGTATAGAAAAAATGTATTCGACCCAATTAAAAAAGAGGCCATTGATCAAGGATTACTACCTGAAGATGTAGACGTTAAGTTTGCTGACTCATACTTAACCCGCGTGTATAACTTTGAGAAGATGCGAGCGCAGCCTCAGCAATTCAAAAAGATTGTTACCGACTGGTTTAAGTCTCAGCGAGGCGAGATTGATACACCGCAAAATCTATACCCTAAAATTTCAGAATCGGTAGATATTGTTGATGAAGTTTCTGGCAGGTTTTCAATTGCAAAAAATACATCTAAAGAATTGAATGAAGAAATAGCACGATTAAGAGAATTAAAAAAAGCGCCTGAACAAGAAATAGCTTTATCACCGAACATGACGAGCAAGCGAAAAGCTGGTCTTATTGAAGAAGCTAAAGGTTACAAAGCTAAGATAGCTGAAAATCAAAAGCTACTATCTAAAGCTGTAAAAGAAAGAGAGCTTATTAAGAAAGAGTTGACCGAATCTAAAAAACAATTAAAAGGGCTGCGGTCTGAGCTAAAAAAATCTGAGTTTTACGAAAATGACGTGCTAATGAATAGTATGGCTGATGATGTTTACAATAACATCGTCAACACTCCTGGCGGCATTATACCGAAAAATGTAATACCCGAAGGCTCACCATTCAAGTCAAGAACACTACCAATTCAAGATAGATACTTGGAAGAGTTTTTAGAGAATGATATTGAAACGGTCGCTGAGTTTTATGTTAGATCTACAGCTCCGCAAATAGAAATGGTTAAGAAGTTTGGCGATAAAGATTTAAAAATAGCCCTTGCTGATATCGATGCGGATTATGACGCCATGATTGCTAAAGATCCATCTAAAGCATCAAAGCTAAACAAGCAAAGGGACTCAGTAAAGAATGACTTAAGCGCTATGCGTGACTTGCTTTACGGAACATACAATCAACCTGCTGATCCAAATTCATTCTGGCTTAGAGCTAACAAGGCCACCAGGAATTTACAGTTTTTATCAAAACTTGGCGGAATGGCTTTATCCTCAATACCCGACTTGGCTCGCCCAGTAATGGTACACGGATTGCGCAAGAACGCAGGCATGTTTAAATCCCTTGTTCAATCACCAGTTAAAGCGAAGATGGCACTAAAAGAAGCTAAGATGAACGCTTCTATTTTCGAGATAATCCAATCTACCCGAGCTAATGCCATGGCTGATATTGGGGATATGTATAAACAAGGCACAAAGTTTGAAAAAGGACTTGAAGGTTTAAGCAACACGTTTGGTGCGGCCTCTTTAATGTCGCCATGGAACCAAATGTTAAAGCAATGGGCTGGATTTGTATCAAGTGACGCTGTATTGAAAAACTCAGTTAAATGGGCTGACGGAACGATATCAAAATCAGATATGCGCAAACTCGCGCAACTTGGCATAGGTGAAAACGAAGCTATCATGATTGCCGAGCAGATGAATAAACATGGCGATCGCGGTGATGTATGGCTAGCAAACGCTGGCGAGTGGGACAAAGAAGCAACGACAATATTTCGTAATGCGGTAATCAAAGATACAGATTCCATGATTGTTACACCTGGCGTTGGTGATAAGCCACTATTCATGAACACAGCAACTGGTAAGATGATCGGGCAATTTAAGTCGTTTGTATTCGCATCCCATGGGCGCATGCTAGTTTCTGGATTACAACAAAGAGATGCTGCGTTCTATAACGGGCTTATGATTTCAATGGGATTAGGAGCTATGACTTACGCAGTTAAAGAAATAGTGAGAGGGAAAGAGCCAAGCTCAGAGCCTAAAAAGCTAATGTCTGAAGCTGTTTCGTATTCTGGCATATTCGCACTAATGGCTGAAACCAACGGACTTGTAGAGAAAGCCACTCGTGGCAACGTCGGCGTAAGCGCGTTAACTGGAAATCCACCAATGTCCAAATTTGCAAGTCGTAATGCAATGGGAGCAATCTTTGGGCCAACCGTCGGTACTGTTCAAGATGTATTCCAAGTAACAGGCGGCATAGGTATGCAAATCGGGGATGATCCACAAGGATTTACCGAAAGAGATTTACGAGCGCTTAGACGATTATTGCCATACCAGAATTTATGGTACACAAGAAATTTGTTAAACTATGTAGAAGAGCAATCCGCTGAAGCAATGGGGCTACCAGAATGACAGTAACAGCAACGAATAGAAAAAATAATTTCATAACTAATGGTGTGACCGTTGACTTTACGTTCACATTTGCCATAACCAATATCCAACAAGTTAACGCGATAACAATCCTTAACGGTGTTGAAACGCCATACACCAACTTTTCAGTGGTGCAATCCCCATCAACCGAGGGAGGTACTTTAACAACAAATGATGTCCTTGATGGTGTAGAGCTACTTATTTATCGCGACACTTCTCTAACTCAGCAGGTTGATTACCAAGATGGTGGTAGATTCCCAGCTGACTCTCACGAGCAGGCGCTTGATAAGCTAACCTTGCAAAACCAAGACCAGCAGGATGATTTAAATCGATCACTTAAAACGAAGATTGGTGATGATTCTAATTATGAAGTTGGTAACCTTGAAAGTGGGAAGTTGGTGCAAGTGGTCGGTAATGAGTTGACTACGGACGGATCCCAAGATACCACGGGTTACACAGATATACAGGCAATTGCTAGATCTCTTAATATTTCATTCTCAGCTGTCATCTACTCAACAGACACGACTACCGTTTTAGATAACGTTCAATACATCTACGACATGTCAAACGAAACCACATGGAGCAAGCCAAGCGGCGTGCAAGCTGGTGATGTTATTATTTCGGTTGTAGATGATCAACTCGAAGTCACGTCTGGTACTTATACGATGATCGCAGCTATACCTGCCCTTATCGATAACGCAGATCTTCATGATACTCTAGCTGGCGCAAAGTCTAGAGTTGATGCTGTTAGCATCCCGTTAAATCCAATGTCTGTTAGAATTATAGACAGAGCAAATGCAATTATTGAATACACAACAGGTGAGACAGTTGATAATAAAAGCGTTTTTCAGCATGACACGTTGCCACTACAATTAAAATTCATATCAACATCAGTGAAGCATGTTGCTTGCTTTGGTGATGACTCACTGCAACAAACTCACGACGATTACAACGAGTATGTTAATAGGCCTGAGAATAAATCCGTTGCTGTTTACCAGTATGTTGAGGCTGATACAGTAGGGGCTTTAGGTGGTAAATTTAATATAAAGCCGCAGAATAATTATGCTCAAATAGCTAATGATGTACACACATGTTGGATCGGATATGGTGGTCATGAGGATTTTACAAATGTAATTGGAACAATACCGGGTAGCGGTGCCAGCTACTCCGGCGTGCTTGGTTATGACAACAAAACTGACGCACTGGCTACAGTCATGTGGCATTTTCACGGCAAGATCAACACCGCAGCAGATCACCCAACTATGATCGGCGGTTCTTTTGCTCAAATCCTTGGTGGTAGCTACACCGTTATACTTGGGGGAACTCAAAATACAATAAATGGCGGCAACTATACGGCTATATTGGGAGGTAGGGATAACACCATTAACGCAGCCAGCGGTGCAACAATTGTTGGCGGCAATGGGAATATAAATGGAAGTCCTCATAGTGTTATTGGCGGGGGTCTTGCAAATTTGATAGGCACTAGCGGAGATCAAACTGTTATCGCCGGCGGAGGTCAAAACACTGCAACCCAAGAAGGAACAACAATATCGGGAGGGCGAGGGAATACAGTTTCAGCGGCATACGCCAACATTACTGGTGGTCAGGATAATGAGGCGAGCGGGAGTTATAGCCGCGCTGGTGGGCGTGAGTCTGTGACACAATACGGTTGCGATGTTTGGGCGTCAGGTGGTTTTAGTGGTGTCGCAGGGTCTGCTCAGCTATTCAATTTTGTCACTAGGGTAATAACCACGGATGGCGTTGAGGCAAATCAATATTTAGACGGTTCTGCGGTCAAACTTGAAATACCTGAAAACTCAGCATGGGCCATTAAAACACAATGCATTGCAAGCGATGGAACAGACAGAGCTGTTTTTGAATTTAACAGTTTGATTTATCGAGGCGCAGGCTCAACAGCCTTAAGCCCAACACAATCAGATCCAGTTACAGTTATACATCAAACAGCTGGCGCGTCAACTTGGTCGCATAGAATAACAGTGCCATCCAGCGGAGCTATCAACATTAAAGCCACTGGTGAAGCAGGTAAAAATATTAAATGGGTAACACGTTGCACTGCAACTCAATTATTGGATTAAATTATGATTAAATGTGATATAGCAATTTACGGCACAAAAGTTAGCGCTAATGTTAGAATTGAAAATCTTATGTACAACAGGGATAAAAAGCGGTACACCTTCATGATTTCCGCAAAATCGGAGGGCGAAACAATTAAAATACCTGACGAAATAATGACGATGGAATATGTGAAAGGTCTAGATCCTGTTGAATCTGCTTATGAGCTAATTAAAAAGCGACCTTATTTCACCCCGTGCATTAATGAATAAATATACAGCTATATTGAGCTTCATCTTTCAGTAGTATAACACAAGCCTCGTAAGACTGATTGTAATAATCAATCTTACGGTTTGCTCGCTTATTGCTTGCCTTTATTTTTAAATGCGGCGTAAATACCACCAGGAGCAACAGCCGCCATTGCCGCCATCGGGTCGTAACCTTCATGAACCATGTAAAACGCCAATCCATACCCTAGATAACTGGTTAGCTGACGTCCCATCTTGTGCAGAGCATCAACCCAAGGAACCGTTTTAGTTTGCAGCTCGGTCATGTAAACCTGCTCGCCAAGCTTTTGCAGTTCAGTTCGAAGCTCATTAGCCTTATCTTTATCTTCAATAAACTCACTTGCTAAATCTGCCACTTTGTTAAATGGATTGATGAAATCTATAAAGCTCATATTACCACCTAGCTTTTATTGAACGCGTATCAATATGCGTGAATGAATTGTATTTACCAATCCCGTATGATTCAGGAGCATGGCCATTTAAAAATGAGTGCACCTCAATTGGGTCAACACCTTTAACAACTATATCAGCAGCACGACCAAGTAAATGTTGGCTTTTCTTGCCACCGCCTACCATCGTGTTATGTATCTCACATCGGCAAGATGAGTTGATAATTACTGGCTTATCAAAATGCTCACGTACAGTTGTTAACACTTGCACCAACTCAAAATCTACCGTATTAAACCCACAGCCACACTTGCATGCGAATTCATCACGACTAAAATATTTATTAATCATTTCAAAATACCCTCTTCTCTCAAAGACTCTTCAAACTTGCCATCATCAAATATCCAGCAAAGCAAAAATGACGCCCCGCCAGCCATGAGCAAACCGAATATAGCACCGACAAAAACCAGTGTATCGGGACGTGTAAATAAGTTAGTTAAATGTTCCATGTTAAACCCAAATTAATATTAGTGATGATGCAATTATTGTTAATAACGACCCAAGAAAAACAGCGACAACAAAACTACCAAACACACTCTTCAACTCGTCACGGTCGACCATTCTAATTACACCTGCAAACACCAAAGCAAAGACAAGGCATGTCTTAATTACCTTCCAAAGTATAATTTCCATAAACCCTCCAATCTGTTAAACCTAATATAGCACCCACCACATTAAATACAGTGAGCGCTGTCACAATTACTTAAAACGGTATATCATCATCAAAATCACTAGCTGGCTTATTAAAACCTTGCTGCGGATTCGGGTCTGGTTGTCTAGCTGGTTGTTGATTGTTTTGCTTTGGAGCTTGCTGCTGATGCGCCTGATTATAACCACCTTGACTAGGAGCTGATTGCTGACCGCCTTGGCGCGAACCAATCATTTGCATAACACCATTAAAACCTTGCACAACAATCTCAGTTGTATATCTATCTTGTCCGCTTTGGTCTTGCCATTTTCGAGTTTGCAGCTGACCTTCAATGTAAACTTGCGAGCCTTTTTTTAAATATTGCTGCGCTACTTCTGCCAGCTTTCCGAATATCGCAACGCGGTGCCATTCCGTTTTTTCACGCTGTTCACCAGTTTGTTTGTCGCGCCACGTCTCCCCTGTTGCGATGGTTAGGTTTGCAACAGAACCACCATTAGGGAATGCGCGCATCTCTGGATCGTTACCTAGATTACCCATTACAATTACTTTATTTACGCCTTTGCTCGCCATTATTGAATCTCCTCGTCATCTGCTGAAACTGGAGCTGATTGCTCTAGTTTTTCTAGTTGTTCTTTTGTTAAATCCCCAGTCTTTTGACATTGAGCTACAACTTGCTCTATAGACATTTTACCGCTAGAAATTTTATCTATCATAGCTGGTAACACCGACTCGAATTTATCGTTAGGATATGATGGGCGCTGCATATTTAGAAATGCAATTCTAAACTCATGGCGCTTACCTCTGGAAACTGTAAGCATAGCGCTTATTCCAGATTCTTTGATATTAGATAGCGCTCTAATTCGAATGCCACCTATTTCTTTACCAGCCCATCTAACAGTTTTATCCCCGTATAACTGAGCGGACTTACCAACCCATTGAGATGAATCTCGACCCCACGCGGTAGCAAGAACACGAAGCATACCCTTGCTTGGTTTCCATGGTCGGTTATTGCAACCATGAAAATAAACCGACACTGGTTGATCACCTTGCCTAACTCTAACTTCTGATATTGTAATAACAACTTCTGTGTCTGCAATGTCATCGTAATTCAGTTGATCTGATTTTGCTTCTAGTGCGAATCCGATATCACTCATTAGAATACACCTCCATTTTCAAGTTCATTCTCGTAACTTCTCATAGCCCATTCTGGCAACGAAACCATTTCAACACCTGAATTATTTGTAACTTTTTCAGGATTGTTTTTGTAATAAACAAAGTCATGAAGCAATGTTTTATATTCATCACGACCGATCTGTTTTGATATGTCATCTAAATAAACAACTGCAACTTCATGTGGGTATTTCTCTTCCACAAAGATAAAGTAAAACTGATTTAGTTCATGACCGGTAATTGCCTTGTAAGCATCAGAGTATAAAGCGTCTTGCATATGATACCCGTACTTAAATATTGTTTTTGATATCTCCTCAAGACTCACAGATTGCGTTTTCTTTAAATCAATACCAATGCCACAGTTAGTTAATTTATCGAATCTATGGCGCAGTTTGACACCTGTATCTTCATCCTCATGAAAGCCGCTTACTTCATAATTACCATGCAAAGATAGCAATTCCATTGCTGCTTCATTGTTAGCTATAGCTTTCTTCATGCCAATCACGTTTAATGCATCTTGACCGTTGATAACTTCCATCTCTGGATTATCTTTAACAGCATCCTTGTAAGCCTTCAGTGTCTTTGTTTTTACCTCTGGCATTAAAAGATATGTATCATTAAATTTAACAGGCTCTAACACAGCGCAGTGAATCGCAGTTCCAATTTTCATAGCTGGAGTTTGCGAAACTTTTACGTTGCTAAAAAACTTAAACGGTGAAGCCTTCAATACTGACAAGCTTGACTTGGAAATAAAGCCCTTTGTTGTGTGGTAATAATCTTCTGGCATGTCAGAGACATAACCATTCAATTCAACACCTACTTTAAACTCACTAACTTTCATTGCTTAAACCCTTCTTGATTAAAGTTCTAACCGCTAAAGATAAGTTTCCCTCGCAGTGTTCATCTGCGTATTTCTGCACAACTTCCTTTAACTCTTTTAGTCTAATATTCTGACCTGTATTCTTATTCATTTGTAACCCCTTGTGTGTTGACTTAGTTACATTGTAGTGCTAAATTATATTCGACGTCAACAACAAAGAGTAAATAAAATGAAATTTAACGAGTGGCTTATTAAGCACGAAGAAGAATTGTGTGAAAGCTTTTACGAGGTCGCTTGCAAGTCGTCATTTAACGAATATTGCAACGAGCAATACAAACTATACAAGCAAAGCGAATTGGAGAATATGTAATGAGTAAAGTAATCATAGGTTGTGACCCTGACAGCAGTAAGCACGGTATTGCTATGTACATAAACGGAAAGCTTGAGCTACTTGAATGCATGACTACAATCAACGTGTATCGTTTAATGTTGAAATACCAGGAGTGCGATATAGAGCTGCACATTGAAAACGTATGTGGCGTTAGTAATAGTGGCTTTCATTACGGCCGCAAAGACTCGCAAGCAGTGCGAGCTAAGAAGTCAGAAAACGTTGGCATGTGTAAGCAGGCGCAGCGCGAAGTAGAAGCAATGGCTAATGACCTTGGGGTTAAGGTTATTCACCATAAAATCAGCAAGCAATGGAAGCATGAACCAAGTAAATCAGCGTTTAAGCGCATTACAGGCTGGACAGGTAGAAGTAACGAAGATTCTCGCAGTGCTGCTTATATGGGTTTTCAAGGTTTGCGGTAATTAAGCTAGCAACGTGACAGCCATCACAGCAAATTAAACTCAACAAACTATAGTGAGCATATGAATAAACAAACAGAACGCGAGATGATTGAATCCATCGAGCTAGTATCAGTATTAACATGCAGCCCGAAAAACTGCGAGAATCTTAAAGTTATAGCCAAGCAGATATTGGAGAAAGTGAGTGATGGAAATCCACAATCTAACAAGTGAAAACATAGGCATTGATGATTTCGAAGCTATCACAGCTCAATCGAATAATTCAGTTGCTATAAATGCATTTCAAAACGAATCAGACTTTGCTGAATATGCGAATGCTGAAGTTAAGCTAATAATGTCAGAAATGGGGATGTTGAAATGATAGCCCAACCCTCTAGCATGGGTTATCGACAATACACGCCCACAGAGCGTTATATAACGTATTCTGTGGCAATGTTTAATATATTAATGATTGGGGTTTTGATATGAAAGTAATACCGAAAGTAGGGCAGGTTTGGAGTGTCGGTGGCGGAGAAGTTGAAATTACCAGCGTAGATGGTGATGATGTTTATTTTAAATCATTAAGTACCGCGTTTAAAGGTAAACAGTCAATAGCTAAATTTAAAAAAGACTGCACATTCGAGCCACAAACAGACCTTGAGTGGTTAGCTGTCAATGTTGACGAATGGAACGGAAGCTGCCGATTTAAACTTATATGTAGATGTGAAGGCAGTAGTGACGGGGCCAATTATCACGATGAAACTTACGACTGTAATGGCTACACCCGCCAGCAATGGCAAGATAAACGCAATGAACTATTTGGAGAGAAGCCGGTGACTAAAATGAAAGTTGAGTATAAGCACTTAACTCAAGCCAATACCGATATTTGGGATTTAAAACTAATGCTTGAAAATCAGGAGTTATTTAGCCGTAGAAGCGATCAGACTTACAGCTTGTATTCCAGCAACGCAGCGCCATATATGGTTAGGCATTTTGTTGAATATGGCGTTTACCGCAAAGTTGAAACACCTGTTACTTGGCAGGATGAGGTTAACAGTAAGTATGGGAAATACGGAGCGGTAGTGGATTCGTGCGGCACATTCTCGATGAAGAAAAACTGTGAAATTATTGATTCAAATCTTATATCTATGTGCCACCTAGTCGCATCACTAACGGATAATCCAAATGAATAACCTAACAGACTACCAAGAAGGCTTAATAACTTACATCATGTGCAACTCTATAATGAATCGTGATGAAGCTATCAAGTATTGTGAAAAGCATTTGAAGCGATGGGGTGACATGAAATGAAATGCGAAAAATGTAATAGCGAAATGAGTCGGCAAGCTGCGTTCTTAAAATGCACAAACAAGAAATGCGAGCTTAGTCAATTTGGTATCAGAGCTAACGGAGTTAAAATTAAAGATGGAAAATCTAAATGACATCATAAAAGAAACTATCGCTAATTTATTAAGCGCTGAATTCACAGCAGAGAATGAGGGAGGAGCTACGTTGCTTAAGTTTAACGGGGAAACAATTTTCTATCTAAGCTAAGGCGGTGATCCTATCTTTAAGACAAGCCAGTTTAACGACTGGCTTTTTTGTGCATAGGTTTTACCTATCAATAATCAATATCGCGAATATTTAAACGATTGGCTGCATTTGCTGGTGGTTGATATTCTTAACTTACACAAACAAAGAGGGCGAAGTAATGAAGAGTCACAAATTTAACAAGCTAGAAGTATTAATGTTGGAACCATGCATAGGCGAGAGATATAAAAGGGCCATGTGGGAAAAGTTTTTAGATTTATGCTTCGATTTCAACTTTAAAATTAAGCCTGTAAAGGGTTACTTAGTGACACACAAGTTGATAGGTGGCGATGATGATGATTTTAAAACGATTTGTGAACTAACCAAGGGGGTCTGATGTACATAGCCGAACAACTAGGTAATAAGTTCGTCATTTTAAAAGATGGCGAGCTTATTGAAAAAGGTTTCAACTATCTTTCAGAAGCGCAAGAACGTGCTGACGAGTTAAACGGGGTTGATGAATGCGATACTTAATCAAAGGCTGTGAGTCAGTCGAGCGAGTTAAGCTATTAATCAGCCTGACAAGCATAAGCAGCGAGCCAATCAGCGAGGCTATACTCGACCATTTATGCAAGGGTCATGATGAGGCCGCAGCGGTAATGCTTAACGGAACAACTCAGTCTAACTTCAATCGTGCAATGTCACGGTTAAATGAAGTAGCTGGAATCGTTGAGAAAATCAAAGAGCTTGACTGGGATAAGTTTAAATCAGTTAAGTGATATATTAATTAAAGAGAGTGAGTGATATGAACGAGTTAAATATAAATCAACTTGGAGTCGGTAACATCGTCGGCTTTAAACTTAACCATTGGGCTAAAAGCAATATTCACACAGTTAAGATTCTGTTTGTTGGTGACATGTACATTGTAATGCTGAATTTGCAAAGAAATGAAGAACACTGCGTAAGAGTTGATCTTTCATCAGATAGAAAGCCTTTATTTTTTAACTTGGAGTCGTAATATGAACCAACTAGCAAATAACAACTTAACAATGAGTAGTCGTGAGATTGCTGCAGTAACAAAACTTCGTCATGACAATGTTAAGAGAACAATGGAAACGCTGCAGCAAAAGGCGTTAATTACTTTTACTCAATCTGAGGAAAAGGGCAACGGTAGGCCTGCAGTTGTTTACCAAGTAAATAAACGTGATAGCTATGTTTGCGTGGCTCAACTTTCACCAGAGTTTACTGCAGTATTAGTTGATCGATGGCAAGAGCTCGAGCAATCAGAAGCGCCAGCTTTACCATCAAACTACCTTGAAGCTCTCGAGCATTTAGTTGAAAAAGAAAAGCTATTACTCGAGCAAGCGCCTAAAGTGGCCTTTGTTAAAAACCTAGTTGAACGCGACAACTTGCTAACAGCTACACAAGTAGCGAGTAAGCACAAAATGAGCGCGGTCAAGATGAACAAACTACTTGCTGAACTTAATGTTTATAATAAATCTGTTAAGCGAGTCAAAGTTTTTAATACGTGGTTCGTGGAGAATGGTTACGGTGAAATGAAAAAGACTCAGCTAGGTTACGACCAAGCAATGTTTACGAATGCGGGTGAGCTGTGGATTTATGAGCAGTTTATTAGCGAAGGTATTATATAAATTAAAAGGGGAATGATTGTGGCGAAACAACATAGCACGCCTTACTTGAGAAAACTCTCTAAAAGTGATTTGTTACGCATTCTAGAAAACATGGATGAATACGGGCAATGCACTATAAGTAGAGTTCGCTATATACTAACCGATGACAGACATTCTAATAAGTAGAGAGTATTTATGAAAAAAATAAGCACAATACTACAACTTCCTATTGTTGACATATATGTAAGTGAAAATAAAAAGCATGTTAACACTGACACTAGAAGGCACAAAGGGTGCGCTTTATTTGATGATGGGAAAGCCGCTGTGATAGTAGCTGTGAATAATCACGATAAATTGGTTGAGCTATTAACAAGAGTGAGCAAGGCAATAAAAACCTGCAAAAGCGAAATTGAGCTTGCAGATGAAATAACCGAGTCATGCCACGATATACAAATGGCACTTGACGAAATTAATAAGTAGAGAGGATTTATGGCAAGTTCAAATTTTGGGTTTGAAGCGAGAATAGACGGCGAGATAAATCACGACGTAATTGGCTTCGAGCAAATACCAAGCGGAATGAGTTTTACTGGGTCGGTGGCAACTGTGCCAGTAAAACCAGATTTTAAACTAAAGCTTGCAAACGGGGTAGAAAAAATATTCATAAACGGAATGGTGGAGATTACAGCTTGTTTATGATTAAACACCCAACCCTATAACCAAAGCCCCGAAAGGGGTTTTATTTTACCTAAAGAAAAGCCACGCTGGTAACGTGGCCAATCCAAGAGGAATGCCCTCTCCTTAGATAGTTCATTATACCTTAATTTATTAGTCGTGTTTATTTTATCTGCTATTTGGTGAAATTAAGAAAAGTAATACTTGCAACTCTTAAAGTGATATGTATAATTTACTTATCCAATAAATAGAGGCGTTGATATGAATAATTTAGTAACAATGGAAAACGGAAAGGCAATGGTATCATCAAAAGATGTGGCTGAAAAATTCGGAAAGCAACATCGTCAAATCCTAGATTCAATCAAAAGAATAATCAAAACCCAACCTGATTTTGGACGCGCAGTTTTTTGCTTGTCCTCTTACACGTCAGATCAAAACAAAACGTTACCATGTTACGACATGACTAGGGATGGCTTTGCTATGGTGGCAATGGGGCTAACTGGAAAGCAAGCTCTTGAATGGAAGGTTAAATACATTAATGCATTTAACAGTATGGAAACCTCAATACTTAACATTGATACAAGAATGAACCAGTTGACGATTGAGCAGGAAAAAATCAAAGAGGCTGGCTCCAATTGGTCGAAGCTCGGGCATGAAATTAATAAGGCTAAAAAGGTAAACAAAGCATTGTCTGATGAATTGGTTAAAGATGTTCAAATGAATTTAGGCCTTGAGGGTTAATTATGAAGTGGATTAAACACGACACAGACGCGAATATGGACGCGAAACTACAAGAGGTATTGCTTGATTATGGACTGGAAGGCTACGGGCTTTACTGGTACTGCATTGAGTTGATCGCTGGCAAGGTTGATAAGGACAACGTGACATTTGAGCTTGAGCATGACGCGCGAATAATTGCGAGAAATGTTGGTTCAACAGCTCAAAAAGTTGAAGAAATGATGCGTTATTTTGTAAATATTGGTCTTTTTGAGGACTCGCAAGGGGTGATCACATGCCTAAAGCTAGCTAAAAGACTTGACCAATCCATGACAAGTAACACGCAAATGCGTGAAATCATTCAGAATTTTAAGAGTCATGACGCAATCATGACTGAGTCAGCAAAACCCATGCAAGATAAGAATAGATTAGATAAGAATAGATCTTTAAACAATATGTCTGATTCTGGCGAATCAAACGCGCCACAGAAAAAACGTTTATCAGTTCCATATTCAGAAATTGAATCGTTGTATAAAGAGATTTTAGTTAACACTGGTGAAGTAATGAGTATGGTCAACGTTCAAACGTTAACTAAAGAGCGCAAGACTCGCATAAAGCAATATTGGACTGCCAATGGCGACAAAGGGCTTGAAGGTGTTAAAGCGTACTTTCAATACTTATGGAATAATCGCAATAATCATTCATGGTTGTTTGGTGGTGGTAATCGTGGATGGAAAGCTGACATTGAATTTATCATGCGTGAAAAGACAGTAACTAAAGCGCGTGAAAACACATTGGGAAATTGGAGTGAACAACAGTGAGTATTGAATCTGAGAATTATGTAATCGGCGGTCTTTTAGATCATCCTGAATGCTTTGCTGAATCCAGCGGTGTTTTAACTGCTGAAGATTTCTCTTCATCGATAAACCGAAGCGCATACAAAGCAATTGAAGTCATGACAGAGCGTGGCGACGGTGTGGATTTTGCAACTGTAAGCTCGTACATCATTGACAATGGCGGAGAGGATCTGTTTGGGGCGCTTGGAGAGCTTGTCAGAGCGTCCACCAGCGTGAGCAACATACGTACCCATATAAAGAGGGTTAAGGGTAAATCAATCGAGCGAGAGGCTCTGTTTAAGCTGTCTAACGCGATATCCATAATTAACGGTGAAGGTGAAACTTCAGAGAAGATGGAGAGCGTATTAGCTGAAGTTAGCTGTCTTGAGGCTAACGACACTAGCGGGAAACCTTTATTCAAAACCATGCGAGAAGTTTACCAAAAATTAATGGCAGAGTTAGACGAGCGGCAAGACTCTAGTTTGCCAAATGGTATTTCAACTGGAATTGAAACGCTTGACATGATTCTTGGTGCTCGTGGATTAAGACCGCGAGACTTCATGATTATCGGTGCTCGACCTGCTGGTGGTAAGTCCATGGTATCCGCAAAGATGGCTTTACATGTAGCCATTGAGATGCAAAAGCCCGTGTTAGTTTTCTCTCTTGAAATGGGTGATACAGAATTAATGCAGAGATTTATATCGCAAATGGGGCATATTAATTCAGGGGTTTTTTACGACGGGGCGCAACTTTACGAAAAAACAGGATTAATTCACAACGCTGCAACTCCGATCGTAAATAGCAGCTTGGTAATTGATGACCGACCATCTCTAACCTTTGCCCAGCTTGCGAAGAGTGCTAGACAGTTTAAAAAGCTGCACCCTGACGCTGCAATGATTGTTCTTGATTACATCATGCTAATGAAAGTCGATTCACAAGGTAAGCGACAAGATCAGGCGTATGGTGATGTTTCGCAATCGCTTATTGCTTTGGGCAAGGAGTTGAATGTTGTAATGGTTATTCTATCTCAGTGCAACAAGAGTTGTGAATCAAGAAATGATAAACGGCCTATTGCCAGCGATCTAAAAGAGATTTCACAACTTGAAGCCGATGCAACTCACGTGATGATGCTTTTTAACGAATCGGCATACAACGAGGACACGCCAATGGGTAAGACTGTTGAGTTAATTCTAAGGAAGAATCGTCATGGCGGCTTAGGCACTGGATATCAGGAAATCAAAGGTGGCTGGATGGAAGATATCAGCCATGGTGAATTAAACTCAAGACTTAAAAAAGTTGAAGAGAAAAATGAAGAAAAGAATGGTTATTCATACGGTTCTGGTGGTGGATTCAACGGTTAAATAAAACTGCGACACGCATCACAGTAAATAATTAACGTGATGCTATATTAAATCAAACAATAAAACGGAGTGAGAGAAAAATGAGTAAAGAATTATTAGTAATCGAAAATGTAAAGTTAGTTCCTTTTTTTACAAAAGGAGATTCTATTGATGAAACTCTAGCAAAGATCGAAGCTGAAGCGCTGGCTTTTGTTGCTGGCGATTTGTCATTACTTAAAAACAGAAAAGATGTAACCGCAATGGTTACAAAAGTTACAAACTCCAAAACTTACTTAGAAAATAACGGCAAAGAGCTAGCGGCTGAATACAAATTAATCCCTAAGGCTATTGATGCAAACCGCAAAAAAGTAAAAGACTTTCTAACTGAGCTTCAAGCTAAAGTTCGCAAGCCGCTAACAGACTGGGAAGCGGAGCAAAAGCGCATTGCAGAAGAAAAAGCTGAAGCTGAGCGATTGCAGAAAATAGCTGATGAAATTGCATTCATGTGGGAATTTGCATGGACTGAAAACGAAGCTTTTGACAAAGCGAAAGAAGATGCACGACTTGCTGAAATTGAGCGTCAACGACTGCATGATGAAGAGGTCGCACGAAAAGCAACTGAAGTGGCAGAGGCAAAGGCTAAAGCTGAAATACAAGCAGCAAAAGACCGCGAAGAAGCGCAGCGTAAAGCAGCTATTCAAGCTGAGATTGACGCTCAACTTGCTGAAGAACGAAGAGTTGCGCAGAAAGAAGAATCCGATCGACAAGCCAAAATCGCAGAGCAGCAACGCATTGAACGTGAAAAGCAAATGGCTATCGAAGCGAAGCAGCGAGCAAAACAAGCTGAGTTAGATCGCATTGAAAGTGAGCGACAAGCAAAAATACAAGCTGAACAGGCAGCGGAGCAAGCTCGATTAAATGAAATTGCTCGCCAAGAAGCTGAAGCTAAAGCTGAGGAAGATCGCATCACAGCGATTAAGGAGAATAAGGCTTACAAAAGTAAAATCTACAAGCAGTCCAAAGAGTGCTTAATGTTGGAGTGTGGTTTAACTGAAGAGCAAGCTAGGGCTGTAGTAAAGGCGATCGCTAGTAATAAAATCGCTAACTGCACAGTAAACTATTAATCAATAAGCGCCCTTAATTGGGCGTAAACGGAGTGGGTTATGAGTAATAAATACGAAAGAGAGGTTATTGGTCTTGATGGCACTGTTACAACCGTAGATGTGTATAGAGTTTTAAGCGCTTTTAAGGTTGAATCGCCGCAGTTGCAACACTTGATCAAGAAAGCCTTGTGTGCTGGGTTACGTGGTCATAAAGGTGAGTATCAGGACTTACTTGATATTAGAGATTCAATTGAATCTGCAATCCTTGAGTTTAAGCAAGTCAAGGAGCTAGAAAAATGAGCTTAATCGGAATTGTAGAGCTTGAGGTCATGAGTCTCGAGCAGGGCGATAGCAAAGATATATTGCTAACAATGAAAATGCTCCCTCACCAGTTTAGAAAGTGCATCTGCAATATCCAGATTAAAACTGGCAGAGGCTTTCGGACTAAATACAATAAAGCTGGAAACATAATGACAGTGACGAGGTTATTTTAATGAGCAAGAAATCGGTTATTGACGTTAAAGAGGCGTTAGAAAAATCAGGCAAAATGCTTTATTTAGATGAAATTATGGAGATTACCGGGCGTGGCAAGTTTAGCGTGAGAAATGCGCTACAGAGAATTAAGGGATTGCAGAAAACCAATAATATTCCGCGCCAGTATGGTTTAAATGTAAATAAGTTTTGAGGTGAAGTAAGTGAGCATAACCCACATAAACACCGACAACTACGAAACCACTAGCGAGACGATAGCAAATCAGATAAACGATATAGTTAACGCTGGTGGTACTGCGGAAGTCAAAGTTAAAAAGCTGGAAAAGAAACGGTCAATACCAGCTAACGGTCAGCAGTGGGTTTGGTATGGGCAGATAGCTAAGTTTACCAGTACTGACGCTAAAACGGTTGCAGCAGAGTGTAAGATTGATTTTGGTTTACCGATACTGCTAAACGACCCTGATGTCGGTGATGTGCTCAGATTTGCGCTGAGGGGCTTTGACAGAATGACGAGAGATCAGCAGATTAAATTTATATACGTTATCCAAGTTACAAGCTTAATGAACTCAAAGCAACACATGCAGTACAGGGATGATATTTTGTATTATTACAACACTCAGGGTTTAGCAATTGATTACCTCAAGTAGTCGAAGTGTGAACCAAGTCACTGTTTAATATCTAGCAGTGGCTATAATGAACTTAACTTAAACAAAGCGGTAGAGTTATGAAAACAGCAAATTTATCAATAACAGAAGTTATGAATAACGTTGAATCAGCGTTAATGAATAAACGTGTTGATTACATGGGTGTTGAGTATTACGTAGGCGAGATT